ATGCTGACCGTTAAGCAGATAGAAGCAGCAAAGCCAAAGGAAAGGCCATACCGACTACTGGACAGCAACGGCCTCTATCTGTACGTCCCCGTATCCGGCAGGAAGGTATGGCAGATGCGTTATAAAATTGACGGGAAGGAAAAGGTTTTAACGGTGGGGAAGTATCCTCTGATGTCTTTGCAGGAGGCGAGGGATAAGGCGTGGAATGCAAGGAAGGAGGTATCTGAGGGAGTGGATCCGGTAAAGGCAAAGAAGCTGGCAGTTACTGATAATACTTTCGGGGCCATATACGCCGAATGGTACGATCACAAAAAACAGGTGTGGTCTGCCGGGTACGGGGACGAGCTATCCCGCATGTTCCGCGATGATATTCTTCCGATGATTGGCGCCATGGATATTAACGACATTGAGCCAATGAAGATTCTGGAGGTCATTCGCCTGTTTGAATCTCGCGGCGCCATGGAGCGGGCCAACAAAGCCCGGCGCAGGTGCGGCGAAGTATTCCGGTACGCGATAATCACCGGGCGAGCCAAGTACAACCCAGCTCCTGACCTGGCTGATGCAATGAAGGGATACAGGAAAAAAAACTACCCGTTCCTGCCTGCCGACCAAATACCCGCCTTTAATAAAGCGCTCAGTGGATTCTCTGGCAGTATCGTTTCGAAGATAGCTACACAGGTTTTGCAATATACAGCGCTCAGAACGATAGAACTCCGCTCCATGCTATGGAAGAACATCGAATTTGAAACCAGGACAATCACCATTTCCGAAGAAGTGATGAAAGGCCGCCGAATTCACCTCGTGCCGATGTCACAACAGGTAGTCGATTTGCTTGAGGGAATAAAACCCATTACGGGGCCTATATCTGATTTTGTGTTTGCCGGAAGGAATGACAAAAAGAAGTCCATTAGCGAAAACGCCGTTCTCCTTGTCATAAGGCAGATAGGATATGAGGGGCTTGCAAGTGGACACGGATTCAGGCACCAGTTCAGCACAATCATGAATGAGCATGAATGGCCTGCTGATGCCATTGAGAAACAGCTTGCACACGCCAACAGTGGCTCTGTGCGCGGAATCTACAACCATGCACAGTACCTGGATAAGCGCCGAGAAATGATGCAGTGGTGGGCAGATTGGATAGATGGAAAGAATCCTACCCCTCCAGCCTGAAATCATCATCAAACCGATCACTCTGCAAGCTCTCAAGTGACATCAGGTACAGCAGGCCAGCACGTAGCGAAGTCGGGCGCTCAAACTCAAGCCAGAAGCAATCGTCATACGTGCGGCCGAACCAGTAGCCGCCACCGCACGGTTTGGGTCGCTGGAAGAATACCCATTGGCCTGAGTGGTACACATCCAGCTTTTCCCCTCTGTGCACTATCTGATAGTTCGCGTCTTTGCCGCCCACTACTCACCTCTAGCACTGTTTGGATATACAGTATTATTTGATCTGTTAACCGAAATGGTCAACCGGATGAGTTGGGGAATTTGTTAGGTCTATGATCTGGCGGGGAATTTATATTGTGATGCCAGAAGATTGTTGTCTTAGCTGTCTAAAATCATTTAGTTATGACAAAATCAGAGCATCAAGTTGATAACCATATAAAGACGGTGTTGGCAGTGACTCAAAAAAACAATTGTTTTGATATTGTAAGGCATTTAGCTGCATTTATGGTTATCTTTAGTCACCATTACGCTTTCAATGGACTGGCTGAACCAAAGGTGCTCGGCGCCACAAAGCTTGGTACTTTTGCAGTTTTGATATTCTTTTCTATATCCGGATATCTGATAACAGGAAGTCTTATAAAATCTACAGGATTAAAAAGCTACATACATAAGCGAGCCATGAGAATAATGCCGGGATTAATAACCTGTGCATTTTTTATGACATATATATTATGTCCATTTTTTGGCTCAGGTGATGGGTTTGAATTCATTCTATCAAAGGATTCTTTTTTCACATTTTTAGATTTATCTACATTTGGATGGCATCCAGATGAAATAAATGGATTTGCATCATCTTACATTCATAAGAATGCACTCAATGGTAGCTTGTGGACTCTAGGCTTCGAGGTTTTATCTTACGCTCTGATAACAATAATTATATTTAAAAGAGATAGTGCAATCGAAATAACCATATCACTAATATTGATTAGCATAATTACTCAAGTTGCAGTCAAGGCAGGGCTTATAGACAGGGTTGGCTTTGATATCAATAGGGCCAGCTTATTGCTTTCTGTTTTCTTTATCGGTGGATTTCTTTATTTAACTAAAGATCATTGGAATAGTACCATCCTTAAGACAATGATGGTTGTCATCTCTACTTTCTTGTTGGTGTTCGTGTGCAATAAAAGTGAGCAATCTATATCTTTTTATGCCTGCATTCCATTTATAATAATACCACTATGCAATCTATTTTCAGACAATATAATAAAAGGAAGGTTCGATATATCATACGGAATGTATATCTATGCATATCCAACGCAGCAAATATTATCTAATAATTACAATCTGACCTTTTGGTCATCCCTGACCATTTCCATAATAATTATTATTATAATTTCAACTCTTTCATGGCTTCTTGTAGAGAAGAGATTCATCAGAAGATAAAGTAATTAACCATGATCTTAATTAGAATCACCCACGGAAAAAGAAGTTATTTTAAGGTGTTCTTCTATTTCATCTTGTGTCGCTTCTCTTGATCCCTCAGTTTCATCGCCCGTATAAATCCAGCCATCTTTATGAATCCACCAATGTATTGCCATGCCTCATCTCCTAATAGATTACAACAAACTCTAACACCCACTGCGACAAGCTACCGATAGCTACAGGAGACCCATTGGTCTTTGGCATCAGAGACACCCCGGAGCTGCCAACGTTAAATTGTGCCGTTGTGGCGGTCAGAACCGCACCCAGAGAACCAGCCATTGCTGCTGTATCTCCAGCGGAAATCCTGGGTGCAAACCCCACTGCGTAATCTCCAACCGCGTAACCATTGTTTGCAGTGACGCACCGCAATCTGATATTCAAAATGCACTCAGAAGGGTCAATGGTTAACCCGTGTGTAACTATTACAGGGGTATTTGTGGCAAGCGACTGCCCAGAAGAAACCCACTTGCTTTGCCTTTTTATCCCTAGATTGACAATTGCATCTGCCTGGGCGACTGCTCCAGCTGCTGCGATCTCTGAAAGATTGTTTGAGGTCTTTAAAAACCCAGAAATATTTGCAGCGGCGTTTTTTGCTGTTAATGACAAGGTCCATTTGGCTGATGGTGGAGCGCTGCCAACATTATTGTCAGAGAGAGAAAGGTAAATCTCTCCATTTCTACTACACACAGATCCAGTATAATACTCCTGTAAGGAATCCCATTCTGGCACGCCCATCTGGTGCTGATAAGCAATGAACTGGCTCATCGTATACATTGCCGCATTGAAGTCTTCCATTGAGGGGTTTTCAGATGGACCAACAATCCCCCACCCTCGCAGGAATGCGCTTGTAATCTGAGAGGTAAGGTCGTTTGCCTGGGACGTCCCTCCGAATACGGTTCTTTCTGTACCTTGTGCGGCGGATCCAAACGCCTGCAAGTTACCTGTGTATCTCACAATCTTAGACATGAATTTTCCTCGAAAAAAAACCGCCCTTGTAGGCGGCGTTAACTTTACTGGCAAACCCCTTAGCTGACGGATTGCTAGAAAACCCGAAGGTCATGCCAGGGGTAACCTGATAGTAATAATCGTATCTCACGCCAGCTGGCTTTGGCAGTAATCCCAACTTAACAATAAGGCGTAACTCGTCCTGAGATACTTTTGGTGATATGTTTAAAGCAAGGGTCATGTCTTTTCTGTCAGTTACGTAAGCCTCTCCATTAAACGCAGCCTGAATAACCTCCTGCAGGCTAACTCTTTCATCAGATGAAACTGTTGATGAAGCAGCGTTCTTGGCTATTTTAACTTTCAGGAATTTTCGGTATTCATTATCACCGAGTTGATAATCGCCGTAAGCTGGGGAGAACTTACTGAAAAATGGCGCACTGATAACTCCGGGATTTAATTTTCTGCCAAATCCTTCTGAGTTTGGATGCCCCTCAAATCCAAAAAATATTTTGGCAATCACTGATGGCACGCTACGTGGCAATCCAACAATTCTACCCATCACATCAAGGCGGTATCCTGAGACGCGATCTATATCGAAATTACCAGGATTCCTGATGAAGTCTGAAATTATCTGCCACTGTTTCATCATGGCTTCTATTTCGGACTTAGCTTTAGGTTTCTCCCAATACTGCTTGATGAGCATTAATGCATAGCGATTAATAATGTCGTTATTCATTAAGTTACCTCGTCAATGACGATATTATCAATATCCAAAGTAAACTTACCCTGAAATCCAGGTGATAACTCAGAGTCTGTGTACGTCACGCCATCTGAACTTATTTTCATATTGGTTAGCACATAGTTAACGCGAGAGGTTCCATAGCCATTAGCATAAAGCTCGTTGGCATCAAGGCTTTCACCAATGTGCATTACACGATCAGCTAGGGCCTCTTTAAGAGAATCCGTGTCTACTGGGTCACTGATTGTCTTTCTCTTAGCTGTTAATTTTATATGAAGAGGAATATATATCGGACGGTCGAACTGCATGTCGTGGGCTATGGCAAGGGTGGTTCCGTCTGGCCTGACGAGGTTTTCAATGAATCTTCCCGTTATATCTCCCTTGGTTCCAGTACCCCCACCCTTCTGCTTAACCATCACCTCTACGATGTCGGATACCGCACCACCCTCCACGACCAGCCATATGCTGTTCGCAGGTATCCCCGTCACCGGATCGTCAATTTTGGTGTCGTTCTCGTCAATGTTAACGTCGGTGACCCCAGTCAGTTGAGCGACCTTCGCGAATATTGCTCCGGTACTGCCCGTTGCCGGATTTTCTAGTGATCGGTTGCGGCGCTGGCGAAACTCTTCTGGCGTTTCCTCGTCTCGACCGACGACAACTGCGGATTCAGAGATGAAAAACTGCACGCCCAGCTCCGGCGTTAATTGCGTAAAGGTGTCCGACACCAATCCGGTGACCTTACCGAAAAGTTCCGCGAAAAATGTTACCTCTGTGGTCCCTGCTGGCACTGTAACGGCCGTCCTGATAAACCAGGTTTGGTTAGCTTGGTCCTGAATCTTGTACCCGGCATAGAGGAAAACAGGTCTGTCAGTGACCACTTTCAAGTCACGCTGAGATCGCGAACCAGGTCGCAGATAAAGCCCATGCAACTTGGCAATAATTTGCTGCATATCTCCGGTATTGAAATCAGGATCCATCTGCGAATACATCCACTGAAGAGCGGCCTCAACGTCTGTTCTGGCCTGAGCCTCTAATGCAACACGCTGCCCATCTGGAGAGTCCTGGTCTAAATCTATATCGTTACCGTAAATTTCTTTGTAAGAGTCACTGAGGCTCTGAAAGATATCCCGGAAAGTGTCCACCTGGAGTCCGCTATTATCAAACTGTAGTGCCATCTTTCTTCGCTCCACTCACGGGAAAAATGATTGACTGTTCATCAAATACGGTTTCAATACGCAACTCGATGACCTGATTTCTTGTATTTTTATTCACTGTCATTGAAAGCTCTATAATTCGCATCACACCATCAGTTGCCAGCACAACCCGCTCTATTTCCCTCAGTGTTTCCTGCTCGGTATTTTTCTCTGAGAGGAGGTAAAGCCAATCGATGTTATCGTCCATATTTAGAGGGTTATCATTGCTAAACGAACGGACTCTGGTTTTTACTTTCTGTGCAATGGCAATACCACCAGTGATGTAATTCTGACGGCCCCTGCCTAACGTCCAGTCATTGTCTTTATCAAGCGCTGATACAATCATGCGATCCCCGTAATAATCCCGTTGGTTACTGTGATTGTTTTATCGTCGGCGCTCCTGAACGTTCCGCTTACGCCTGACTTTCCATCGGTCTTTAGGGACCCGTATTGCATCTGACCATGGACCAAGCACGATTCAAGTGTTGTAACCCCCCCCTGCTGGGTGATGCCGCCAGTGAGCACAAGGTCGCCTTCGTGATCGGTGTTACCCATAATCAGACGGTTATCTTTGGGGATAGGTATTGCAGTTGAAGAAGGGTTAACTCCGCACAGAGCAAATCCGTCGGAATAATCATGCATGCGCATCTCAAGTGGCGATACGAAGTCACTGCCCGCATACCAGGCGTCATAGCAGCGCTCCGATATAAGCACCAGACAGTAACCACCGACTGATATTGGCTCTGCTATGTAGCTACTCACGCTACCCTGAATAATTACAGGGGGAACCTCAATGAACTCTGGAAGCTGATGAGATTCACCTTTAACAACGCGATTAACAACAGGACTGCAACCAATCGTTTTATCATTTACAGATGTTATTTTTGCAACGACAATGGTGTGAACATCGGCCAGAGCAAAATCGACACCCTGTCCGATCGTGTTGTGAAGTTCTTCAATCATGATTCACTCTGGGATTATTTATGAAAAAAATTATTTTTATTTCTGCTCTATTATTTTCCAACCACTCTGTCGCTGGGGCTTACGCAGAAATAGCGAAATCTAAATTTGAAGGCGCTATGCTGGAAGCTATCCAGGCAACTGGGGCTAATCAGAAAAAAATAAAAGAAGGAGTTTCGCAGTTTCCCGTTATGGAAAAGCAGATGAGAGCTGTTGTTAGCAAAGGATTGAAAGAAAATAAATCTTGCTTAAAGATAAAGCGTGATTTCATCAGGGCGCAAAAGGAAGCAATGGAAAATGAAGATTGGCCGGACAAAGATTTTGTTGAGTCATTTCTTTCTGCAGGCGGTGATTATGTAGCGACCGTTTGCCTGGATATGAAATAGTCACTTTATTACACTGTAATTACCAGCTGGCTGACATACAACCTTCTGCATCCAGGCAGCTCCGGTGTACTGGCCGCTTGTCTCTATCTGGTATATTTTATACACCCCATTTAATGCGGGGTTTGTAACGCTCTCAAGTGAGCACAGCCCCCCTATTCTCAGCATCGGGTTTAGCTTGGTGTCAAACGTAACCTGCCCTTTCACCTGGGAAACTAAAGTACTGGAGTCAACGCTTCCTTGGTTGTCGCCCGCTGGATCAGTCACTGGGTTGTTAGTTGGGGATGGATTCTTCTGACTCCCGCTCGCCTGGGCGCTGCCCTTGGTTGACTGCGGAGTGTTCAGCAAGCCGCTAAGGGCATTTACTACCGGGATGTTTCCTGAAGTTACCTCATTATCTTTCAGAATGTGAACTCGTTCATCTTTAATAAAGAAGCTTTCATCCAGCGAAAGCATGTCAGCCAATATTTTACTTGAGCTACCCACCAGAACCTTAGGTCGGATTAGTTGTTTCTGGCTTGTAATGGCTCCTTTTTTAGTGTTCGGCATATCCTGCAGAACAGACTCAACAACCTGTTCTTTTCCGCGAACCGTCCGTGATGTGAACGAGTTTATATAATCGTGTCCACCATCCTCACACTCAAGACTGACGACGTGAATCGGCCCCTCACGCTTAACTGCACCGCTCTTTACTGACCCCTGAAAGACCTGTCGAAGCTTTCCGTCATACCCCACTTCAAGCCTGACGGGGATGTATTTTTCATCATCCTCTGCCTTGATAAGTTGTTGCCGCGTTGATGGCTTCAGGCCATTTACAGATACGGATAGCTTGCCGAGTGATTTTTTATCTACTGACTCCAGCGCCTTAAAAGATACCGACATTGGAGGTTCGATAATAACCGCCTGATTTCCTATACCCACAGTCAGTCGGTAGTCGCGATAGAAGGTTTCCATTACGGCACGTCTCCCCCACGAATTGATACCATTTCATCAGGCGTCACCATGTAAAGTTCACAGCGACCGCTAACGAAGTCGTCAGCCCTGTATGGGTCAATCCCTGATTTATCAGTACAGAGCAATGCAATGTCAAAAGGCCAGTTCTTGTGCCGGAAGTGAAGCGTGCCTAGCGAAAGCTTTACACCATCAATAAAATCATCCAGGTACTCGACTCTCATTTTCCACATTTCTACTGTTGGAAGGTGGCGCAATGTAACAACTGCCTCCCCTCGGTCGAACAGCAGAACGTGTCGCTGAATTGGTTCATCGGTGATGTTAGATATTTTATCCATGGTTAATTACCGAAAACGGCCCCTTTTAGCGAGCTGAGAACAGATTTTGACTTACTCTCACCGGGGCTAGTTTTAGAGTTATCAGCAGGGGTCTGTGAGCCTTTATTCGCCACGCCCGCCGTCTTTGACTTTGCCGCTGGAGATGGTGATTTAAACTGCTGCTCTATAGCCGTGGTTGTCAGCTTGGTGAAATTTACCTTAGTAAACCCAGCCTCAAACTTATCTTCCATCGTCTGATTGTCTGTAGTTATCGTCAGGCTGCTTAACGCCATGTTTTCATGCGTCCTGTAATCAACCTCTACAGAGATAAGCTGCTTACCGTAGTAAATGGCCTCTATGAAATCCAGAAATTGCTCACGGATTCCCTTTGCCCCGCCTGAAACGGGATTACCTACCAGGCCGAAAAGCTCTGCTCCCTTATCGGCCAGTCGCTTTGCCTCAAGTATCTTCTGCTCTGCACGGTCAGCAATTTCATTAATCTTTTGCAATTGCTGTTGAGTTTTTGCTGGGATGTACTCGATAACCTCACCATACTTAGAGTAATCAGGTATCAGGCTAAGGGAGGAATTAGGTTTGGCATCTGCATAAACATCCGCGACAACACCGCTGATCTTTATCTGTATCGGCCCAGTGATGATGTCGTCTGAGGCATTGCTTCCATCCTCAAGAACATCAACCGGAACCTGAGACGGATATGTAGTCGAACCTCCGACGCGGGCGAACATTGAGAAGCCGCCTATTCCCACTTTTTTTACCGTATCCTTTCCGGACTCCTGGGCCTTGGTGAAGCCATCCATAATTCCCATCACATCCCCCCTCTTCCGCTCATCCTGTTAGCATCACGCATACTCTGCTGTAACCCGTTCGCGGCAGTATTACCCGCAACCACTGGATCGGATGTATTAATGGTTATGGTGTTGCTCTGGCTTACACTTGAGTTATTGATAGCTCCACCTGGCGTGTAAGCTAGGTTGTCATTTATTCCAGGGGCACCATACGGTATTCCATTCATTCCACTGCCGCCTCCCGAGTAAGCGGGGGTCACCTGTTCTTCATCATCACCAAATCCAAAGAATGACTTTGTAGCATTCCATGCATCAGATGCGGCATTACTGATTACGTTACCGATGTAGTCGCCGAGGTTAGAGAAGATGTTTTTTGCCCAGTCGATAAATGAAACGAATGGTTTTTTTAGAAGCTCAATAGTGTTATCAAAAATGCTGACAACATCCGCCCATGCGCCCTCAAAATCTCCGGTCAGAAGCTTCCATAGCGCAGAGAAAAGAAGTTTTATGTTCTCAACGCCGACATTAAATGAGTCGATAATGAAATCTACCATTTCTAGAACGACATCTTTAATTGCCAGCAGGCCTGGAACAATATCGATACCCCAGTTATCCATGAAAAAGTCTGCAATTACACTTTCACCACCTTCCAGGGCTGTTAGGAGGTCATCAACGACGAGGATAATTGCAACAATGGCAGCGATGATTAACGTTATTGGTGACAGCAACACCGCCATCACAGTCGCAAGACCACCAGTAATCAACCACCATGCAGCAAATGCAATTGTGATAGCCGTGATGATTGGCAGAAATCTTCTAATCATCCCCATTACCGAGAAGATAATCTCTCCTAAATGCTTCAGTCCATTCTGGATAAGATCTTTATTCGCAATCAGGAAGTCAGTAAACCCTTCGACCAGCTCTTTGAGAACAGGAACAAACCCTATTGCCACCTGGAATTTTAGGCCATCAAAACCCTTTCCAAGAGTTGTAAGGGCAACGTTATAATCCGCAAACTGGTCTGCCTGCTCCTGAGTTACAACCCCTAGCGCCTCTGCTTTGCGCTGCAAAGCCTCAATCTCAGACCCTGTTTTTGACAGCAACTGAACCATTGAGCGATCTATGCCCATCTTGTCCAGTACGGAAAACTTCTCAGCCTGACTCATTCCCTGCAGCTTGTCAGCAAGCTCCCTAAATATAACATCTGAGGACTTTACCTCTCCGTTAAGGGTCTTAAACTGCAAGCCAAGTCGACTGGCTACGTCTTTTGCTTCCCCCTCGCCAGTTGAGACAAACTCACCGACTCGCTTTGTCATCTCCCCGAGAGATGCCTGTAGGGAGTCTACGCTAGATCCATTTACTGACGCGGCATAACCAAGCGTCTGGATTGTTTCTACGGCAATGCCCGTTTCACGCCCAAATTGAACCAGTGGGTCTATTGATGCGCTGACTGATGTAACCCAACCAGCTATTCCAGCAGCAGATCCGGCAATCGCGGCACCTAATCCTGCCAGAAGACCAATAGATGCTTTGAGATTGGCATTGAATGTTTCCTGAGGTGCCAGGTCGCCAACGAACCCGAACTTGGTGATTAGCTCGTTAACTATTGCCATTCTTTGCCTTCTCCATCTGATAGTGCTGGATGTCTGCGCTTATGTTTTCGAACTCCACCATGTCGAGCAACTCTGGCGTGTCCAGTTCGATAAGTTCTTTATATGAGCCATACCCGGCCTTTGAAAGCGCCAGATACATGCTCATTTCATCGCTTATGTTTGAGGACTTAACGTAAACTTCTGCACTCCTGGAGCTTCTGAATGTGAGTTCATATTGCTCCCGGCCATAAAAGGCAAGCTGATAACCTGCAGCGCAGTGGTGATGAGTAGAATATAATCCCCTGCGTAACCCTCAAAGTGATCAGGCTGCTTGGACAGTTGCACGCCATCGAAGAGTACGTAATCGAACATCAACCGCTCAATTTCTTCAAAGCGCTCTGTGTCGAGAAACTCCAGAGACTGACGGGATAGCTCACTGGCGATACCAGTGAAGAATGCAAATACCTTGCGCCGCTTCTTGTGAGTCATCTTGGCAAACTCATAGCGATTTCCGTTGATATCCGCGTAGCCGTCGTCATATACGGCCTGGATCATCAAAAGTGCTTTATTTTGCTTTTCTTTAGACATGTTGGGCCTTATACGTTTCGGGCTACGTTGCGGAACTCGATGGTGTATTCCATGAGTGCGTTAACATCCTGGTTGTTTTTTGTCTGAGTTGGCTGGGTGGTAATCGAGCCCACCTGAAGATCATAGGTTTCCTTCAGGGCCGCACCGTCACGGACAAATGACTCTTTGACAGATCCATTAAAAACTACCGGGATGTTGGCGTTGCTCTGCTGATTAAGCCATACGTCATCGTTGGAAAACTTCTGCACACGCACAACCATCACACTCACGCCTGAATCGACACGCTTAGAGATGGTAACGCCGTTTTGAGCGCTGTTGGACCTGCTGGTTAGTGCATTTGATGGCGTAATCGTAATGTAATCGCCTGCGGCGAGATCCGTGATAATTCGACCATTCAATACCATGGTGGCGGTATCTGCGCTGATAACAATCTGAGACATTTACCGCTCCTTATTTATTGAAGTTGATGATGATGTCTTCGCTGTGGATAGCTCCGGCGTTCTTCACTGCAATTTGCAGAACTGGAGATTTGCGCTCCTGTCGGTCAGCCGTTGACTGGTCCGCAAGATCGCCCGCGAGAACGTAGAACCCGTTTTGTTCGATGTTGCGCATGAACATATCTCGATCACCGAAGAAGTCTGGCAGCGTCCATGTCCCTGCGCTGAATACGCCAGCGCGCACAAATCCTCTAGTGGTCTTCTCAGCACAATCTTCAAGTTGGTCAACGCCGTAATAGGTCTGAGGAACCTTTGTTGGCGTCGTCTTAAGCAGGTTGAATGAGTCTGTTTGCACTGCGTCAACATATGCCATCAGGTTATAGACGTTATCAACAAAGTCATTAGAGCCACTGGAAAGCACACACGGCACGTCTTTGATGGTCGTGTAGATATCGAGGCCAACCCGTTTCGCTTTGTCGATTTCAGTCTGAGAGTATTCCTCAGCCGGAACATTCAGCGTCTTAAGGTGCATAGTGATCGCTGTACGCTCGCCGTTGAAGTTTACAGTGTGATTGCGTGCCATATAGCTGACAGCAAGCTTACGGTTACCAGCCTTGCTGTAGAGCATGCGGAAATTACTTTGACTTGCCAGGGTTACAGACCACGCAGGATTTAGTGGGTCAACCTCCAGAGCCTCTTCTCCAGTGAAGGTCTCATAGACGATAACTGAGTTTGCCTTCGCCCATGACGCAATCAGCGGAACCTGTGCGTCGAGAATTTTATCAATGAAGCCAGCCCCTTTGATATTCACCAGCGCTTTCAGTGCACTAAGCGCCTCAAGTTGTGATTCTGGTGCAACTGGTGCTGATGCTTTGCCGACAATTTTATCCGCGCCAGAACCGGCAGCGATCGACAGAATGTCACCAATGAATGTACCAGTGGCTGATGGCTCCGGATAATCAACGGCAGAACCCGCACCAGTGGTCGGGCTGGTGAAGATAATGCGTGTGCCGTCAAAAGCTACCGTCGCCACTGCTGGGGTGATTTCTTCCTGAATCTGAGCAATCACATCAGCCAATGTTGCGGCCTTTGTCCCGTCGATGCCTGTGACATCGTGATCGGTACCGTCGATATTGACGCTGAATGACCAGTCATCGACCAGGCGAAGCGCTGGCAGAATTGTTGCCTGTGAAATCTCAGCACCGCGCAATGCACCCGATGTGGCTGGCAGTGTTTCACCTGCGGCATTCCAGAAGCCAATAATCAGCGTGCCGCCTGCGGAGATCGGGTTTGGCGATGTGCCGAAGAATGAATTTGCAAATGCCGCTGTTACAGATGACGCGCCAAAATCCTGCTCTACAGCTGCCGGAGTCTTATATGAACGCCAGCGTTCTGCCGTGCTAAGCACTCCTGCCTGGCTCGTCATGATCGCGCAGACGTTGATGTTATCCCGAGCAGCCGAGCGGCCTTCCTCAAGAAGCGTCACGTTAATGACGTTGTTAATTGATGCCGACATTTACTTATCCTCTAGAAATTGAAACTGCGGCGTGTCGATACGCAGCGTCTGCACATCGCGTGACGGGGCGTATTGAACATTGAAGCTGAGGTGAACACGATTGCCGTGGGATTGGCCCAGCAACTGACCAACGTCAGTGATATTCGACACGGACATGATGGTTAACCTGTTTTTCCTTCGAAGCTCGTTGGCTTTCTGGCTGGTGCTCAGCACCAGATAATCTTCTGCGTTTGAGTAAGCCTTATCGCCGTAGAACTCCAGTACGATGCTATGGCTCACTGCTGAGGTGTACTTCATAACCTCGGTGACACCATTGAACCTCTGCCCCCGCGCAAGCACTGACTGCGGCAGGCTGCCGTTGACGACGATGTAGCTCGCGGCAAAGTCGCTTGAGATGATGTTTTTACGATCGAACTTAATCAGTTGTTCGTCATAAACCAGAAGGTCACGAACGAAGCGGGCTACAGCTATCAGGTGTGGTTGCATCATGTGGTTTCTACCAGTAATGGAAGCTTGGTTTCCTCCGCTATGGCGTGGCAAAATCCGTAGTCCATGAAGTCAGCGGGCGACACAACTTTGTAGTCCCGGCCATCTTTCTCAATGAATTGCCCTGCCTCAATCTTCAGCCGGGCATGAATTAGCAGATACTCTTTCGACCAGTCGAGGCTATCCAGCGTCAGGTTTTCTTTGTTTGCACTCTGAACCACTGCAATGATGTCTTGGCTTGTGATGGTGATGACGGGAAGAAAATCCACCGTAGCTTCCGTTTTGGTCTTGAGCTTGACGGGCAACTCCCAGCCAATGAGGGCATCTGTCATATCCAGGTCGGATAAATCACTCACTTCGAACCTCCCATGTGATAGCGCCGCGAAGCTCACCAGTGTCAATTAAAGGGGCAGATGACCCCTTCGCTTTTTTAGTGGCGGTTTTAATATCTGGCCACGTACCATAACCAGCAGTTTCAAATGCCTTAACACTAATATTTCGCGCTGTGACTCCAACCAGATTTAACGCAGTTTCTGCATTGTTTTTACCTGCGCCTACCGACTCGACAGCTTTCTGAATAGCCTTATTAATTTCGGATTTCTTCAACTCAAATGGAGAGCGTAAGAAAGACCTCTCTGGTATCGTTATTTTGTGTGCGGCAGTAAAGCCGGTCACTGGGCCCATAAATTTGTTACTCGAAAATACTGCTCTCCCTCCGGTGGCGGTGTATCCGGTTCCTCCGGGATGGTCAATTTCGGCTCCAAACTCATGAGTTGCACCGATCTGGATGATTGTGCTGCCACCTTTGTGCGCCTTGCCGCCAACCTTTCCTACTGGCAAACCAACGGCGACATAATGCGTTTTCATCGCCTGAAGGTTTTTTAGATATTCGGTGGTAGCTTTCAGCGTTTCTTCTGGTGTCATGCGATCACCTTATGGAATTGCCAGCACATGCACGCCAACCAGTTCGCGCAGCCGGGTGTACTCCTGACCGTAACTACTGGAGGCGTAACCTTTATGGTTTGCACCAAAACCCGCGTCAGGAGCGGAATAACCAATGGAGACGCCAGCTACTGACCTGCTGGAAATTGATTTCATTGGGTTTCCGTTTGAGTTACCTGATGGAGTGAGTGCACCAGCGGCATAAAGCAGATGAGCCGCTAAAGCATGGTGACCTTGTTCATAAAGTCGACCCCATACCTTGCGGCTCATCTGATTGCCTGCATCAGCTAAAGCAACTTCAATGCGGGCTGGTGCTGTGCTGGTGAATTCGGGGTAACGGGCAATGAATTCCATGCTACCCCCTTGGATTACTGTGGAGAGGACTTGTAGTCCACATAAACAGCGGACTGGGGCTGCTTCCACATTGCACCACCAAATGCAGAGCGATAGCCACACTCGTAGGTCAACAGGTCTCGGGAGCGAACAGCCAGCAGCTCTGGCATGTGTACTTCCATCTCAAGGTAATCAGCCTCGTAGGTGTAAACCACCATGCGCGTTTTACCTGTTTTGATTCCCACTGCGTAGTTGCTTGGAACCTTTACGAACGTGATGCTGAACGATTCATTTCCTGAGGCTTTACGCAGTGCAGCCATGATGCGATCCATTGCTGCAACAGGAAGCAGGTCAGCGCCAACAATCACCGAATTCGCGTCGAACTTCTGCATTGCCAGCATGAAATCACTAGCATCCATCGCGATATGCGTTGGCTGAATGCGATAGCTCGACTTGCGCCATGCTACGTTGTAGGCGTCCAGAACCAGCGCAACGAACTCCTCTGACGTCATGTCAGCGATAGTTTTGTTGCCGGGGTCCGTAATCAGTTGCACTCCGGTTCCCGTAAGCAAGCCCTCTTGTCCCTTAACGCCCTGGTGACCTACATATCCTGCGTACTGGATGGTTGCCAGGGCATTTGCATACAGATCATCCTGTTTTTTCGACTGCAGGTTAATGCTCAGGCGGGCGATCTTCTCCAGCTCCTGCTGAGTCCAGGTGGCAGCTTTCGCCCACTGCCCAACAGGTGCTGTCATCCACTCGATGTCGCTATCGATGGTTTTCAGACTGTTGGTCTTGTTACCGATGATGCCGTCTTTTACAGAGCCAACGACCTTAGATACGCCGAAGTCAACGTATTCCAGTGCGAAGTCCAGGCCCTCTTTAATCGGCAGCGCTTCACCGATGTTGATTTCCGGCAACTCTTTTTCCTGCAGGGTCATGTCGCGCTCGGTCAGCGCCTCCTGCAGTACGTTTTCAAAATCTGCGGCTTCCATTGGCATTTTTTATGCTCCTGTAGTCTGAGGTGCTGCTTGCTGTACGTAACCCAGGGTGATAGCTACGCAGTTATTACCAGCGCTCACATCTTCAACCCAGAACCCTAAATTGATATTTCCAGTCGCCTCATTGGTGACCTTCCCTGCGTCCGCCCCTGTGGGAACGATGTAAGCAATATCTCCTCGCGAAAAGTCTGCATCGTCCACAGTCAGAGCCCCGACGCAGTCGCCGTGAGAGAAATGCCCGATATTGGCTTGCTTATTGGGTGGTGATGCTTCGCCGTAGATATCGCGCACCACAATCCCGTGGATGTGAGTATTGGCGGCAAGGGGCTTGACGCCACCTGCTGGGTTAACGGCTACGAAAGTACCGTATGCCAGTGGTGTATCTGTCAGGTTCTCTTCGCCCCATACTTTGTCGTTAGAGCTTGAAGCGCGTTTGATGGAGCCAGGTTTAATGGTGCCGTCTGCACCGTCCCAGTCAGTGAATCCGAATGCCATGATTATTTACCCCCGAGGCGTTGGTTAGCTGTTTTTGTAGGTGTCGTCTTGCTGTCGTTAAACAGGTGATTTCCGATTTCGCTACGTGGTTTCGTAGTGGCCTGGATTGCGGCGTATGCTGCACGCACTTCGCTGTCAGTCATGCACTTCACCTGAGCATCATTGAATGCACGGGTACTAACCAGCACGGCAGTACGCACATCACGCGCTGATTTAGCATCGGTCAGGTTCACTTTCGGGAATCGGGATTTTGCATCGGTCATAGTGGCTTCTGTTTCGCCGTCAGCCTTCAGTGCCGCCAACTCGTCCTCAAGCTCTTTCACCTTCGCTTTCAGTTCGGTGTTTTCTGTTTCCAGCGCGGTGATTTTTGCGTCTTTGTCGTCATCACCTGCTGCCGGGTCTGCATCCACAGGCGCTGCGGCCGTCATGCCATCGAGTTGAGATTTGAGCTCGGCAAGCTGAGCCAGCACCTGTTGTGCCTGCGCAGTCGCTTCTTCACCGCCTTGTGCGCCAAGGTCTTCTAGCGCTTTCTCCAGAGCAGCGATCATTCCAACGATCTCGTCTGGCGTCAGGCTCGCACCCTCTGCATCTTTCAGTTTTTTACCCTTCAGGAATCCAAGGGCGTCGGTTAGTGTTTTGAACATCGGCTTACCTTTTTTGTCGTTTAACTTACACTGAGGCCCGTAGCGCCCCTCTGCTACGCCCGCGACGTGATTGCCGCGAATGTTGATGTGGTAAAACTTGCCGTCACGGTCTGCGAGTTCAGCAGGCTCATAGCCAACCGACACCTCACGAATTCCCGTCTTCTCCAGCGTCTCAATTGCCACCGAGTCAGTCAGAAACACATCGCACACGACCTCATCACCATCAATGCGGGTGTTGGCGATATGTCCTGATGATTTCTCTTTATGGTCTGTGGCATTCACCTCGCCATCGTCTGGATGAGTTAGAGTGAACGGAAGTCCGTTGAATGAGGCGAGAGTTTCTGGCTTAGAGAGCTCGTCGAGCGTGCGGATAACAGTAAATTTCTTATTGGCATCGCTGCCGGTCTTTCCCAGCTCGTGACCGTAATACTCAATCGGCCCGGCGCGGGTTATCGTCGCAGTGGTGATTACGTACCCCTGCGTTGTTCGTTTCCATGTCATGGTTTATTCCCACGCTACGTAAGGAAGTGACAGGCAGCGGCACTGGTAATCATCGCCGGGGTTGCCCTCGTAAGCACCAATACTGCTGCGTTTCTTCCATGTTTTACCGTCGTCATCTGAGTAAACGGTTGGATCGGAGTATTTGCAGAGCTTGCCATTCAATGGCAAATGAGTGTCTCGCTCCCGTTCATCACCTGTGCCGCTCCATTCGTACACGTCCAGGCCAAGAGATTTGCTGCGCGCCTCGGTCAATGCAGAGTTGAGCTTTGCAGTCTGGTCTCGCGCAATGAACTTGGCCCTACTGAGGGAGACATCACCACGCTCGCGAATGAGACTGATGAGATTTTCGCTTCTGCCACCTTCGCGGAGGTTGCCGAAAACCTTCTCGCCAATGTCGTTGATGAAGTCCGTCTGAATTGACGTTATCAGTCCTACATTCTCGCGGACGGCATCCTCCATCTTTTCCCTGATAACGCCATCACCCAGCATTCCGGTCAGGTCAATACCAAACGCCTCACTGTAGGTGCGCTGCGTTTGCTCCTTGTTCTGGAAGTTGGCGCGATTAACCAGACCTGAAGCAATGCGGCTGGCAATGTCATCGATCGATATGCTGGCGAGTCGCTGCATGATTCGGGCTAGTCTGGCGGTAATAGAGAGCGGAGTGGTATCTGGTGCGTCGGTGAGGGTTGGTCTTTCCAGTTCTTCGATGGCAATCTGCGCCATGCTGTTGATGAACTCATTGAGCCTGTCCCGATACCACACCTCAGCACGCTTGCTTGGTGTGGGTGGGCGCATCTTACGCCGCCGTGGCTTCCGGCGGCCCTGCTTGCGCTCCAGGAGTTGTTTGAGTTCCATAGCTTCCCCATGAACCAGAATCTGCACCAGCGCTGACGATGGCCTGTATTTCCTCTTCGGTTACCGTCTTCAGCACGCCACGAGCGATCATCTCCCGGATGGCAACTTCTTCGGTAAGAATCGATGAGGTCACCAGCGTGTTGAATCCCGTTGCATACTGACCGAATCGCGTTGCTTCTTCGGTCTCGTTGATGCTGTCGATTGACGGGTATTCATACGCGAGCGATTCAGCAACTGAAAGCTTGTCCAGGATGAACTTATCAGCGAAATCCTGCATCGGACGCAGTCTTGATTCCTGCATGCCGTTGATGGTTTCGTAATAGGCTTTGTTGTCCTCTTCACCACTGCTGAATCCGCTGGCAGACTGACCGAATAGCACTGTAATCGGCCTGTCCAGTGCGCCTGCAAGAACGGTAGCCATTTTGGTGATGACGTCAGAAAGCCCGGTGAACTGCGCGTTCTTCTGCTCATATCTCCCCTGGCTTTCCGATGTTCCGGCATCAATAAGCAGTAGCCCTGTGGATGACTTTGTCTGCTTCATCACACGCGCATATTCGCGCACCTGGCTTTCCTGACCTGAGGCAATCTGATTGTTCATGCCAGGCACAAACAGAACATCAACGTTCGCTTCTTGAATGGTGTCACCCGTGCTCAGAATGGCGGTATCGAACGTCTTGATGTGCTCGTAAGGAGCCTGCAGGTCAGATGTGCCGAATTGGGCGCGGTCTTTGATGCTGTGACGCCCAAGCTTTGTACGGCAACACCGGGAGTGGTGGAACTTTAATTGCTTGCTGCCAACATCAATCTGATATGTGAGCGGCTCACCGAAGTGATCGGACTTAACGTCAGTGATGATATTGCTGTCTGGCGTGTACTCACCTTTGCGGAACACCAGAAACTTGACGATGTCCTCGCCCTGCAAATCCACTTCACTGGCGATCTGCTCATCAGCACAGTCGGTGACAGCCACGATAAGGGAGTCACCCATTAGGGAAGCCCAGCTCAGCGCGTTGTTAAAAACCTGGCTTAACTCAAGCTCTGATTCGCTGTCTTTGATGCTTTGCACCATGGTGCTATCGACATCACCAGAGAATTTTCTCGGCAACTTGAGCATGTCGGCTGCGGTCTTATCGATGTACTTCTTTACCACCCACGACTTTTTGTACATCGCTAGAAGTTCTTTGTCCGGCACGTCCTGCTTGCTGCTGCTGTAACGCACTGCGCCGATCTTCTCGCCGAGAGAGGTCATTAAGCTGACCAGGCCATCATTAAGACGACCGATAATGTGTTTCTTCGTCATTACATGATGTCCAGAGGGCTGAGTTCTTTGCGTTGGTATAGGTCACGTAAACCCTGCGTCATTGCATCAACAACGTCATCATTAGCCCCGACAGGGAATGTCGTTATCTCTGCGACTGTGTCTACGATCCACGGAGCAATATCTTTGTGCGGAAGGAAGATATTGCCTGCCTCCCATACCGCTGTTATGGCATGAGCACGCGCCACCTTGCTTCCATCAGGCTCTACAGGAACGAGGCCTGATACAGTGCTTTTCAGTGAATCAATGACTGCTGGGCCATTGGCCTTATCCTCAACCAGTTTTCGCAATCCTTTCGGGTACTCTTCAGCCATGAGCTTCACGGCCTTGAGCGTTGCAGTAAAGCTCATGCGAGCACGAACCTGATGAAGCAGGTAGGAGTTCGCTCCTTTCTTGCCCCACACCTGACCCACAACATAGTCAGTTCCTTCACTGTCCTTAAAGGTCATATCCCAGCTATGAATTACGGTGTCGAAGTTGGTAGGCAGGTCTTTGGGGAGGTAATACCTGATCCAGTCATCTTTGAATATTGAACCACCATCCTGCTTAGGTGACTGCTGATACATTGCTGACCAGAAGTAGTCGCCGAGGATAGCTTTTGTTTCGAGCAGTTTCTCTTTCGGGTGAAGCTCTGGAACTAGCGCATCCCCTGATTCATTGATTGCAGGGAAAGCCAGCACTTTAGCGCGAGGAGTAATATCTACCACGCGCCCGGATAGATCATCAGTAGCCCAGCGCGTCGCCATGATTATTTCGCCGCTGTTTTTCGACAGGCGGGTTTTAAACGTGGAAACGTACCAGTTCCAGATCGATTTCTTTGTTGTCGGGCTGAGAGCTTCTTTGGCATTCTTTATCGGGTCATCAATTATACCGAGGTCGATTTTCTTTCCGGTAAGCGGCCCGCCAACGCCAGCACAGACGTAGGTGCCTTTATGGTTAGCAATACTGAATTCATTGGTATTGCGCTTAACAGCAACGCCATCAGCAGGCTTGTTTCCAAGCCATGAATCAGGAAAAAGGTTTCGGTACTCAGGCGTGGACATGATGCGCTGCACATCCGCGTTCATGTCTCCTGCCAAATCAGATGAGTACGACAGCCCGCCAACGCGCATTTCTGGCAGCTTCCCGAAGAAATAAGCCGGGAGGTAACGAGATACAATGTCTGACTTACCGTGCTGCGGTGGAGCACCAAGAATCAGTATTGGGCGCACTCCAGCGATCATGTCCAGAATGAACTTGTCTAGAGCGGCGCAAACTGTTTCTGAGAATGCGCTAACGATGTATTCGGGGTTGATGTACTGAATAAACTGGTGGAGGCTGCTGCGTGCCCCTCTGCGCCTCAGTAACTCCTGTGCGGCCTGCTGCTTACTTACCGCCTGCAATTGCGGCAAGCTGTTCATCGGTCAAATCCTCTACACTGACTTTGTGTTCATGCTTAATTGGCCCACCATCCTGACCTACTAACTCGTTTGTAATTCTCTCGCCGTACTTGCGAGGCGCGACCTTCGTCACGTACCACTTGCGTGCATCGATACGAAGCTTTGCCTTGGCAACCTCTGCCGCGTCAGGAATGCATTCATCGGCGATGCCGATCATCTCATCAGCGAAGTAATCGGCCTGCGTCTCGCGTGCACGGCGATACTTCTCCGAAAACTCCTCGTGCTCACTAAGCCATTTGTAGATTGTGCTTTGTGCGGGCATTCCGGATCGCTTGGAAATATTCAGTACACTTTCACCAGATGCGATGAGCGCACATATATCATCCGCCACCTCTGGTAGATAATCAGAAGGGCGGCCAGTTTTAGCTTTGGTCGCCATATTAGAATTTCCTGCTGGTTAGATGAATATAACCCTCGGCAATAGCGATACCGCCAACCGATGATTCATTGTGTTTATGCTAAAAAATGAACTCAGTGAATGCAGTTTTCAGCACAAAATAAAAAGGCCGCCTCGGCGACCCTGTGATTCCTTTTCCTTCCGAGACTCAATCTCGCGAAGCACTGCCAACTCTATCTCTCTGGCAAATCGTAACTTCTCGTCATCGGTTAGATTGGACCGACATTCTGTCGCCAGTATCTGGCCCGTAGTGAGCACTCTTTCCATACATTCATATCCTGTTGTGATTAGCGCTAGCGAATACCATATTTTAACCCGATATAACGGTGCTTCACAGCGGCGCTAACGTTTATTGCTTATCGGCTTTGCTCAATGTCTCGAATTCCAGCCAGCTGGCTGTTCGCATGGTCAATCGCGGTGAGTAGCGGATCAATCCACAATACCGCCTGGCAATACGTCAGGGTGCCGGTGGCAGCGGAGCCAGAACGGGAGCTGTCAGCGATGCCGGGATCGGCGTGCATTGCGCTGGCACGTAGACTGTTCGCGTACTCGAGCAGCCGACTAGCAATAGCAGCAGGCACAGCGAGAGCGCAGGTCGGCTCAGTTTTGAGGATGGTGCGATACTCAATCTCTTTCTCCTGGGCTTTGCCTGTCAGCGTCACAGCGTATTGCTGCTGTTTGGCGGCTATCTGGTTGAAGCGGTTGAACTGTAAAGCCTGGGTGGCGATTACAGCACCCTGCGTATCGTTGTCGTGCTGGAGCTGCTGATTTGCAGTTAACTGCCCTTCATATTGGCCGTGGTAATAACTCGCCAGTTTCGCTGCTGCGATAGCCATGACCAGCAACAAGCCCCAAACCATGGTGCGCCAGTCGAAGGTCATTTCTGGCTCCACATACAGACTTCACGCTCAATCTCGCGGCGATTCATCAGGCCCTTCCATTGCTTCCCGCCTGCGTAGGTCCAGCGACGCAACTCGTTACATGCGCCTACCGTGTCGCCTGAGTTGATTTTCTTCAGCAGAGTTGACTGCCGGAATGCTCCAACGCCGACGTTATATGTGAAGGAGTAGAGAGCCGCACGCGTTGTTTCGGGGATTGGCCTCTTGATGAGAGGGTCAATCTGATTAGCAACAGCTCTCAGGTCTTTATTTAGAAGCGACTGGCACTCGGCATCGCTATATGTTTTACCCATGATAATGTCTGGCCCAGTATGCCCAGTGCATACCGTGGGCACTCCAACAACATCGATATATGGATCGTGTACCGTGTCTTCAAGCGGCTTGAGAAGTACCGCAGCAATAGCGATAGCACTAGCGCCGCCACCCATGGCAGTAATCATCTTGGTGCGAAGGGCGGAGGATATCGCCATGGTTAATTATCCTGTGGTGGGATTTGCACGTATCCGCGATTGAGAGCTGCCTCATAAGCGCGGGTCTGGCGGTTCTTGTAATAGAGATTCACCAGGAAGGTAGCGATACCAATCACTACACCACTGATGATTGCGATCTGATTCCAGTCGAGGTTATGCATCCACTGCGACACGCCACCCCCGCATACAAGAGTGCCGGACACGCAGTAGCTTGCGCCTGATGCGATTTTGTCTGGCATGATTTTCACTTTTCCACCCCCCCGTATTAAGGGGACTTGTCCGTTTTCAGAATTGTCTAAATGTTGAGCTGAACAAGTCCGGGTAAACTTCATCCTGTCTAGAGAGAAGCTCCGCCTTGTGCCGGGGTAGTCACCAAATAATCCGCCAATGTGCGGATTTTTTTGTTTAAAGTGCGCCGCACCGACACATGTCAGATAGTGGGTATGATTTGATTCGGGGGCGCAAAATTTGATTTAAAACTTAAACATTTTCATTCTGGTGCCGATATATTTTCCACCAAGCAAAGGAGGTAAAATGCATCAGGTATATAGAGTTCATAAATCTAGACTTGAGATTTTTAAATTTGAAGCTGCAAGAAAGCACCCTAGCCTTTCATTTCATCAAGTAAGCTCGGGTTCACTTTTCGACTTTAATGAATACATAAACTCAGAAGTTTATGTTTTTGCGGTCGTTTCTGACGATGAAACATTAAAAGCCTTTGTCGCAGATTTGGAAGCAAACAAATCCTGCAAAGGAACATACAAAGAAATCAGCGCTGGAGAGTATTTCTTGTAAACAAAAAAGCCCAAGGCTTTAACCTCGGGCTTTGTTTCAATTCATTCGCTCAGTTCGCTTTACTTCCCGAGCATATCTGCATTTAGCCAGGTTTATTGCCCAATGTCTTTAGCTATTCGTGCTATCAAGCAGCAATTGCAGTATTTTCTTTCTCCTGTTCACGCTTAACGGCATAAAACAATTCTCCCTCAAGGATATCTTGCGCCCATTCCATTCTGTTTCGTGCCTCTTTTGGCGTGATTCCAGTGAAGTAAATCAGACTTGAGGCAATGTTTTGCGCGCTCTTGCACTTGCAGTATCGTAATCTGGCTACAGAGCGGAGGGGGTTGTCGCGCCCGAAGGTCTTAACGATTACTGATTCCATGAAAGCGGCATCATCTGATTCTTTGGCGAGAGCGATGATGTTGCTTGCGGATGATTGTGGAACCAGAATATCGCGTGCTTTTCGCATCAATTCTTCCCCTCTGTAGCCATCACAGTGAAGCTCTGTTACTACCCTCTCAATCTGTTTGGCTTTCTGCTCGCTCCATTCACAGCGCATCATGAGGCGTCCTATCACGTTAATCTGACCTCGTTCGTACTCATCGCCGGATAGGTGGTCTCCCCATACGGTTAGCAGGTGGCGAATCCATGCCTGTTGCGATCTGTTTATCGTCTTCCATCCGGTACCGAATAGCCGGCGCATGTCTGCAGCGGTGCGAACATCGGCCAGGCGTACTACCAACTGATAGTCACGTTCGATTCTCATCGCTTCTTCCCCTTTGGAGTAACTGCCCATGACTGGACGTGGGTTGGCTGGATGGTTAGAGTGACTGGCTTGAAGTAGCTGAGTAGTCGGGTTAACCATGTCATGTGGCCTTCCTCATGATGTGGCTGAAGTTCTGGATGATGCGGTAATCACATGCATAGGAATTTTTGAATCTGAACAGCCTCAACAGGCGCCACTTTTTCCTGACTTTATCTGTCACCATTTCAAGAACTCCCCCGTGCCGCCACATCTCTGGCAAGGGCTTTATTGACCTCTGCCGTCCCCTCTGAATTGATCGTTGCCCATATACTGACAAGTCCTGTTCCCATGCAGATGCAGCATTTTGTTTTTGGGGTAAACATTCGGCGCACTGCTGCTTTTCTCCTTTCCTCAAGCAACTCTTGAAATGTTTTCATGCTGCCTCCCGGATAATCTGGTCGTCACTCAGATACAGGCCGCCAAAGCTATAACGAATGTCATCTCTGATATTTTCTAATGTGGCGTACGGGAAGTAGTTCAGATAGAACTCGGTTGCTTTATCTGCCTCAATGAGAAGCTCTGAGGCATGCTGTGGTCGAATGACAAATATGACACCCTGAAAAATCGTGGCGGTTTCACATGGGTAGTTGATTTTCCTAACGTATTCTCTGGTCATGCTGCACACTCCATTTGCCGCTTACGCAGCTTTTCGTAATGACGGGCCCGCCGCGTGAATATTGCTTTAACTCGCTTCAGGTACTCGATATCGAATTTGCGAACGGTGTTGTCTGCTTCTAGCCGCTCTACACGCTCAAGCCCTATGCGCTGAATCAGCCGAATCCTGAACTCAACTGCGTTGCCGCTTAATTGCCTGTTGCACTTGGTGCAAGCAGAGTGGACGTTGAAAACGTTGAATCTGAGGTGGGATCGCGCACCACGGGATAGGTAGTGGCTGGCATCTACTGCGCTGCCGGTGAGATAGTTACTGTTGCTGATGAGTGGTCCATCATGACTTGCGCAGTCCTTACCTAAATCGCGCCATCTGATGTACCTGTTAAACGCCGCCTGAGCCTCTTTCTCCCACTCCGATTTACCCTTCAGTCTTTCCCTTCTCTGCCGCAAATCATCGCGCTGTAGGCGTTCCTGCTTACGTATTTCGCGCGCAGCATTACGCTCATCAACCTGTCGGTTGAATTCCATGGCGCATTTGTAGTTGTGGCAGACTTTCTGGAGAGAACTTCGGGGAATGTATTCGGTAGTGCAGATGGGGCATTTCTTTGGTTTACGAGTCTTCGGCAGTTTCGGCGTTGTGCCTTTAGCCATGGGTTAGCTCCTTCCGTCGTTCATCTTCGCCTTGGAAGTCGTCGCCGTCGATTGGCATCAGTTGCTCTGGGTGAGCAAAAGCAAAACCAGTTACAGTAACTCCGTTCAGCTCTGTCCATACATCACCTGTAATATACCAGCACGCTCTCCCTGAATAGTTTGTGAAAACCTCCCCGCTGGGCGTGCCTAGCGATTCCATATGCTGAACCATAAACTCGGTTGTGACAGATTTACCGGTATTTTCCGGCACATATGTTTTGATAAGAATTGCCAACCCGCCTGCTTTTAACTCAGCCATTGTCATCTCCTGCCATATCCCCGTTAGGGTCTTTGAATATTGCGTAGAATGCGCAGCAGTCGCTACAGCACCATGTTTCGTCGTCGCTCAGAGCCATGCCGCAATCCGCACAGGCGCGGTCAACTCCAGACTGATTGCTCATACGTTTTGTCCCGGCGCGGTGGAAATTTACCCTCTGGCAGATACGCGGAGACGAGCCATAACCTGGGGTCGGTGGCTAGCATCTTCTTTGCTGGGATTTTGCGGGATGCGTATCGTTCGAGGAGTTCGTTTGCGGTGATGGTGTCTACAGGGTCGTGGACGAACCAGCTATTTTTCATGGCATCGCTTCCCCCGATTTCCCTGTGCGACCATCAGAACGCCGTTGACGATGGCGTGACGAGCACCCTCTGTATCTGCTGAGTAAATCCCAACGGTTCGCCTGTCGAGGCCAACAATGCGTCCCACTGCTGACTTGCTACCATTGCACCGCCTGAGCAGCTCAGAGATTGTCTGAATGTCTTTGTTCATGCCCTAACCCCGCGCAACAGTTCATCTATGGATTTCACCCTGCCAGCGGTATCGATATCCGTCTTCAGCCTGCACTGAGTGTGCTTATGGCGCCCCTTGCGGATAATCTCCCCGCGTGCGGCCATACGTAACAGTGCACTATGGCTGCTGATGCGCTTTAGTCCGAACTGGCAAACGTGGTCGTGTATTTCTCCCGATGGAACATAACCATCGTGTCTGCTTAGATATTCTTTGATGTGTTGACGTGCTGTCATTTACGCCACCTGCTTTTGTTTGTTGGTTTCGCCCCACCTTTGCGCCCATTCAATGTGCTGGCGGGAATCTTCGCTGAACCTGACACCATGCTCGGTACCGAACCAGTAGATAGCCTCAATAACATCGACCATCTGCGACACGCGCATCTTACTGGTACGCTGTCCGAACATGACCACGCCTCCGCCTATGCCGGGTGCCGTTCTTTGCTCCTGCTTCTGCATCTTTGCGACAAGAGCAGTAATCATGTCCTTCCAGTCGTCCTCGTCGTATTTCTCACCGAACCACGTCACCTGCACAGCAAGGTCATGCAGCAGCGGCCACATTTTCCTGTTCTGTGAGAGTGTTCGTTTAGGTGGGGATACTTCGATTTCGATTGGCCTGGCGGGGTCGGTCGGTAGGCTGTTGATTTGGTCTATCAGGTTTCGTCGCACCTGCTCATTCCGCAGGAAGAATGTCTGTTTCTCCATTGTCACTCCTTTTCAGTGAATCACTAATCCTCTTGCGGATAAGTTCACGCAGGCAGCCGAAGTTATGGTATCGAATAGCAATATCGCGAATGTCATTCACCATCTCTCGGAATTCGTGGTCGGGGATGATGTGCTCTTGTTTTCGGATTGGGATGATTTCTGCTGTCATGATGATTCGCCCTTGATGCTGATTCCGTGCTTTCTCAGCTCAGTTTCCCAGATTTCCAGAGCATCATTGAACGCTGAGAATCCGTGGGTTGTGGCATCACGATAAGCTGGCAACTTCACCTCAATCGAGGCGCGTGATTCCTGCCATGCTTCCCATCTTTGCTGGACTGCATAACCCATGTACTTTTCACCTTCCCGCAGAAGCCGGGTGTCGTATGCTTCGGCCATCCACCTCTCAAACTGCGCTCGACTATCCATCACCCTTTCCTCCCCGCCCAGCGCCAAATAAAAAGGGCCACTAAAATTAGCAGCCCCGATATGAGTAGTTCTGATGTGTATGTCTGGTGCATTATTCCTCCGGTGCGGCCGCAGTGATGTATACGGGCTCAATCCATATGGGGATGCTAGGATTCTTTGCTATGACCTTTCTTGCATCATCCTTATTGCTGAAGATTGCCTTCAGATTCTGATGCTGTTCGTTTCTCACATCACAAACACCATCTATGTCTACTACGGCCCAAAACTTGAAATTCTTGCTCATCACTCACTCTCCCGCATCATCAAAAACACGATCATCGCGGCGCGGAGTGGGTTTGCGTGGATTTCTCGATACGAATCACACTCGGAAGTTACACACCAGTCCTTGATGTAAATCGGGTCGATGTATAGCCTGCTTTGTAAAATAATCGGCCAGGCGTCTGCGGCGTTGTTGCAATATCGAACAACGCGAGTTTCTAAATTCCCAAACCAAACAACTGCCTCACCTGCGAAGTTCGTTACTTTCAGGCCGGGAAACTTAATTTTCGCAACTGCCTCGTCGATATCAAAATCACTCAGTTTGCTGTATTCCATCAGGATGCCTCCTTAGTGACATGCTGCATTCCTTCGCCAGTCAGGAACCAGCCAAAGAAACAGGCAAACTTAACCAGCCCCATTCTTCGCAGTGCGTTTCCTGTCTGTGAATGCGGGGATTTAATTTTCTTCCCTGCTGCCAGACTGTTAATCATCTTCTGCTGAGTTGCTGTTAGATTTTCCATCACTTACCCCCTATTGCTGGCTGCCCGGCCCCGATAATGCGGAGCACCCTTTCCATTTCTCGCTGCATGATTGCGTGCAGCACCCGGTCACGGCGGTATTTGCACGTTGCTGGCTTGTTGTCTCGCTTCTCAATCCACGGCAATGACGATGCCTTGTAGTACCGCATCATCAGGCGGTGGCTTTGTTCCATGTCGCGATGTATTAATTGCTGTGCTGTTGTCATGATTTCACCTGCTTAAATGCGTCGATTAGCTCCCACACCCACGGGAAGCTGGCCATAACAATTGTCAGGCGAACAATATATTTCCACCCCAAAACCTTGAAGCCGTTCTCCCAGAGGATGAAGCACATAACACTGAAGAATGCTGGTATTGCCAGCGCCATTGCTACAGAGCCTTTTAGCGCTGCGTACACGTCGAAATGATTCATGATTTCACCCTCTCCAGTCGTTAGCTGGTGCCGTCTGCTTCTGATTGTCTGCATAGCGGAGTCCAGCTTCTTCCTGGTCCATATTGACGAAGTGACCGTTTTTCCATCCCATGTAAAACGTCTTAGGCTGGCCGGAGCGGTACTTGCCGATAATGATTTCAGCGATGCCTTTCATGTCGCTGTTCTCGTGATAAACCTCGTCCCGGTAGGGAAAAATGATCACGTCAGCATCCTGCTCAATGGCACCAGACTCGCGGAGGTCACCCATTGTCGGGCGCTTCTCTGAGCGGGATTCAACGCCTCGGTTAAGCTGTGACAGGAGGATTACAGGGACTTTGTTGCGGAGGCAGAATTGTTTCAGCTTTCGCGTGATTTCTGCTATTGCCAGGTCAGGGCGCTCTGCTTTCGGTTTTGGGATCAGCTGCAGGTAGTCGATTGCTAGGAAGCTTAGTCCGTCATCATCCATGTTCATGCGTTCTGCGTGGGCGATAATTTCATCTACGGTGAAGGAACCATCCAGAACGTAGTTGTTTTCATCCATCAGAGTTCCAGTGGCCGTGGTCAGGCGCGTGTAGTGCTCCTGAATCATGTCCAGTGGGTTACGCAGCGTGCCGATGGATAACCCGGCCCGGTCGGCAACATGACGCTCTACGACCTGCATATCTGACATCTCCATCGAGATAATCAGGCCTTTCCCCTTCTGATGTCCGATGGAGTTTGCGATGTTTATCGTCAGCTCCGTCTTCCCCATGCCAGGGCGTCCTGCCAGAACAATCAGGTCAGTTCGGTCGAACCCGCCGTATTCCGCGTCCATTGGTTCAATGCCAGTTCGCAGGTAAAGCCCGGACTCCGAACCCTTCATGCGCTTTTCCAGAACTTCCATGTAATCGTCCATCAGGTCACCAATTCGGCGTGGCAGCCTGTCGTTGGTTTCGAACTGCAAGCGCGACAGGATTCCTGTCACATCTGATATCCGGTCATTGATATCGTGCACTCCTGCACTGCGCAGCGTATCTACAGCCTGCATCAGGTCAGATACTCCCTTGCGAACCATCCAGCACTGTCGCACACGCTTTGCCCATGCCTTGATGTTTGCACCAGATTTGCATCGTGTTGAAAGAGCCAGCACCATGTTTTTTGTCTCATCCACAACACCAGACTGGATGCTGAAGGGGTCGACAGGTTCTGCCTTGTTTATCAGGGCGGTGATTACTTCGTACATGTTGCGGAGGTGGTAGTTTTCAAAAGCTTCAGCAGGAAGTTTCCCGATGATGTCCCGAGTGTCGATGTGATCGCCTTTAATCATCATGGCGCCAACCAGTTGCTCCTCAAATTCGTATGACTCCATGGTCATTCTCCGCTGTAAAATATTTTCTCAAACGTTGATTTGCGAACGGCGAACTCAATATCAGCCCGCCACTTCCTGTCGTTCTCTCCAGAGTGATGACCAGTGGCCCACCCTGCGAATCCTCGGGACAGGTACGTGCAACTGAACTCGGTGATCGACTTGGGTTGGTCTTTTTTGATTTTCTTGCAGTGCTGAAGGTACGCGGTGAAGTTTCTGCGCAGGTGGCGTTTGATTGAGTCAGCCAGTCCCAGCGATTTTACGTAGTTTTTATTACTGGCGATTTCATTCCAGCATTCTTGAATTTTGATTTCGTCGATTTCACCCCCCTGGGGGGTAAGGGGGGTGTTTTCTTTATTATCTTTAGAGATATCTTTTGTGTGTTCCGTTTTGGTAACACCTGATGTAACCGATTTGGTAACAATATTTGTTCCCGACTTGGTAACAATGTTACCTATCTGGGAACATTCAGGAATCCGCCAATCTGATATGTGTTTGTTGGGGCCAATTCGACTACCCTCTTTCACCAAAACACCCATGGCAATCAGCTCGTTCTTGGCGATGTTTGCTTTCGGTCTGCTGATGCGGCACAGCTCTGCTAACTGACTGTCTGCAATGCGATCCATCTTCTTCTTGAAGCCATATGTCTTGCGGCAAACGGCATGTGCCACCTTGGCCTGATTGCGTGTCAGATTAGCGCCTATCAGCTCCTCGTAAAGCTCCATAGCCAGCATGATGAACCCATCATCTGTATCGGCCACTCTACGCTCCACGACCTCCAGAGAAGGTCTGTAATCGGATAGTTTTCTAACGTTGCTCACTTGTCTTTCTCCTTTGCCTTTTGCTCTTCCAGTATCTGGCGAAGCTTTTCCCCGGCGATCGGGTTGAAGCCCCGGATAAAATCCAAGCGAGTGAGGTTTTTATGATTTACTGGGTGGTATGAGGAGCGTTTTCTCATCATTCCTCCCCGGCATCTTTGGTGCCGATACCAGCGCGATATTCAGCGAGGATGCGGTTAATTTCGTCAGAAGTATCCATGGCAAGCGCGAGATAATCACCATCGCCATTTCTCTCAAACTCTGCATCAACCAGAAGCTCTACAAGACGCCGTGCCTTGCGTGCGCTGAACTGAGGGATAGCATCGCTTTTAGTCAGCTTCGACTTGCCAGCAGCCTTAGCTTTCGCCATCTGCGCCTGAGCGACTGTTTCCGCTTGGGTTCCGTGCTGGCGAGACAATGCAACTGCCGTGGTCGGTGCCACTTCGCCGGATTTAACCATTGCGATCAGGCCGTCACTACAATCCAGTAGCTGCAAGTGCTGGTCAACGTCAGCAGCTGAACGCTTCACCTTCTTTGCCACTTCTGCCGGAGTCCAACCCTGATTAATCAGTCGCTGATATGCCGCTGCGCGCTCCAGAGGGGCCAGCGCTTTACCCTGGCTGCTGGTGACCATGAAGGCGATGCTATCAGCTTCTGAGCCGGAGAAGTCCTTGCACTCAAGGCGCGCAATTTCATGCCCAGCGGCAGTAGCCATTACTGCGCCGTGATAGCGGTGGTGACCGTCGATGATTTTGATGCCCTTGTCCGTCACCTGAACGGCCAGCGGCGGAACAAATTCACCGGAGATAAACGCATCACGGAATTCCTCTACGTGCTCCTGGTCAATCTCACGCACGTTGTAACCCGGCTCGACATACAACTCAGCCAGAGGAACCAGGAAGGTTTTCTTCGCTGACATTTCCGTGCCGTTCTTTTCTTTGCCCTTGTAAAGCGATAGCAATGAACTCATAATTACTCCTGTATGTGGATCCAGTTAAAATTCCATACGAAATTGAGAATCCTCGGCTGCCACCGGGGATTTTTGCTTTGTGAGCACAGCAGCAAACCGCCGCGCCAGTTCGACTATCTCCGTGTCGTCTACCCCGTACTCCAGAATCGCCAGAGCCATAGCAGCTTGGCGAAAGAAGCCTTCCTTCATGCGCGATACCCTGCAATCAGGTACGCCCATCAGTTTTGCGAACTTTGTCTGGCCCATGACGGCCAGCTTCCCTAATAGCTGCGACTCGATGCGAGACGCTTTTTTGCGGTACTTTGCATGTTCCATCGTTAATACTTGTCCTTGTTGATTAGTTAGTTACGTGTGAAACCAGTGGGGTTCCACGTTGTGCTCCTGCGGTTAGACGGGAGCGGCTTCAGAGTTTTAAAGAGCGGTGTTGCTTATGCTGCCTGGTTCGGATGAGGGAACAGGTCAGTTAAATCAGGTCGGATTTGGTAAGCAGGGATAGTTCCGTTTGTCGCCTTTTCGATGCGTTTTGCATTTTCAGCGGATACCTTCTTTTTCCCGTGCAACCAAGCCCATACGGATGGCTGTTTAACGTCGCAGGCCTCTGCCAGTTTCTGCTGGCTGCCTACGAAGTCGATAGCCGACTTAATAGCTTTGTTGACCATAAATAGCTCCTGCTTTGATTTCTACGCCAATAATAGTCTTAGCTATTACAAAAGTAAATAGACAAGGCTATTTGAAAGAAGAATAGCTGTGGCTATAAGATGAATCTATGCAAAAAATGACATTCTCAGAAAGGTTGGCCCTTGCCATGAAAGAGGGCGATATAACTCAGGGTGCACTCGCTGAGGCTGTCGGCATGGCACAACCCAGTGTTTGGAAGTTGGTTAGTGGTGGGGCGAAAGGATCGAAAAGGTCTGTAGATATAGCGAGGGTGCTTGGGGTTCGACCTGAATGGCTTTCGTCTGGTGATGGCCCAATGAGATTGGACGGGCAAGAGCCGGTAAGGCTTGAGGCAGCAAGCAAGGACGGCATCTACAGGGTGGATGTCTTGGATCTGAAAGTCAGTGCGGGGCCAGGAAGGTACATGCTTTCTGATGTTGTTGAAGTTCTACACGCCATTGAATTCACCTCTGAGCACGCGAGGTCACTATTTGGCAATAGAGCAGCAGATGATGTGAAGGTGATGACAGTTGACGGGGACAGCATGTCACCCACTGTTAACTCTGGCGACAGGTTGTTCTTTGACGTATCAGTGAGGGATTTCAGGACTGATGGGGTTTATGCCTTCGTGTACGGGAAAACATTTCACGTTAAGCGGTTGCAGATGCAGGGCGAGAAGCTTGCGGTGCTATCTGACAACCCAACGTATGAAAAATGGTACGTGACCGACACAACGCAAGACCAGTTCTACGTCATGGGTAAGGCGCTGATCCATGAATCGCTTAAATACAACAAGCTCTAGCTGCCCAGTGGCCGGAAGAGACGTTCGGGTGAGATTAGTGTTCGATAAGCAATAAAACGACAATTCTTTGGGGACATGGTTATGGAAGACGGTGTATTACAAGATATAAGAATATCACTTAGGTATGACGGGAAAGACGCTGAAAACCATGAGATTGACCTCAATTGTTTAGGTGAATCCCTCAAAGGATTTTCGAAGGTTTTATCCACGGCAGCATCATTTTCTGCGACCCAAAAATACAGCAAACTATCTACTTATCAAGATGTTAAGGTTTATGCAAGAGAGGCAAGAGCAAACTGCTTCACTTTAGAGGCTGCGCTTAATTTTGTGACTCAGAACCAGTTGTTCTCAGGGATCGCGGCAACTATACTGGGTGCAATACTTCAATATATTTTTGCGAGAAATTCGAACAAGAAAGATGAAATGAAAGCTCTACAGCAGGTTCTGGAAAAGGCCATTGAGGCGCTAGGTAATAAGGACACTGGCACCATCGACAAATTAATCTCTGTGATTGATAAGATGGCTGTAGAACTGCGCCCATCAGTCCGACAGGCAGTTTCTCCGATCGGAAGCACATGTGATCAAATCAGTATATCCACTAACAAGGATGGATGCCTGCTGAGGGTAAATCAGGAAGATAAAGCTCAAATAGACAAACTTGATGATGATGAAGTTTTAGGCTTAAGGGAGTATCGCGCTTACCTTACTGAGTTTGACGCACAGAATATGACCGCAAAAATCATACTCGATGGTGATGACACCAGAAAAAGGATAACATCTGAAATCAGTGACCCGGCCGCCAACAAAAAGAACAACCCCTATCTCAATGCACTTAGTGCTTACATTTCTATGAAAGGAGATGTCTCATCTGCTTTCACAATCACTGCAAAGGCTACTGTTAAGAAGGGTCAGATAAATAGACTATTTATCGTTGACGCCAAGTAAGAAGCCTCGACCCGGCCACCGCGCCGGGTTTTTTGTGCCTACAGTTCAACTCCCCTTCCTAACCAGAGCAGCAGCATCCCGCAGAACCCCTTTGTGTATCGTGTTGCCAACTGCCCTGCGCTTCGCCTCCAGGCTGTCAACAATCGCATCTTTGTTGATGGCTATGCCCTGCACTATCAACTCGACGACAGCCCCGCCAATCTCACCTGCGATAAATGCAGCCTTTTCCTCTTCCCATGAATCGCCCATAGCCACCTCTGGTTAAATTTCGACCATTACAGCCTACCAAACGTGCTGATTTTGCGCACGGTGAAAATAAATACCCTTAACTATCAGCAAAATAATACACAAAACTATTAAATAATAGTCAAGGCTATTTACATCACCAATAGTCAAGGCTATTATTCATCACATCAGCACGAAGCACAGCAACAACGACATGATGTCACGCTCTTTAAAAATTCGGGATTGCTCCTCTCTAACAGGAGGAGACCAAAGTGCAGTTGGCTTTGGTGGATTAAATGCCCAGCTGGAGGTGGCTTTGTAACATCAGCAGGAGCAGCGGTTTTCGGTTAAACGATACTCCTTTTCGCCGAGCAATCAGAATCGGCAGCATGGGTGCCTCCAGTGAGGGTAAGCCTGTCCTGTTTGAAGAGATTGTCCGAGATGCTTCCGGGTGACCTCCGTTAAAGGGTCAATCCACCCAAGCCAATTAACGGAGGTACTTATGACAGTAGTGATTACGTATCTGGCAAAAGATAACGCCAAAAACCGCTACAGAGCACGCAGAGCAGCTAAACGTGAGCAAGCCAATGCAGATGCTTCTCTATCTCGCAAAATCGCTGTCATCGCTTCTGGTTGCAGCAGCCTGAAAGTAGCAAGAGCAATCAACGGGCCGAGTGTTCGTGATGTAAAAGAAGTCGAGTTCGTGACTCGCGAGAATCCGCAGCACCGGAAGGTGAACAACCCTTACGGACAGCACATTAACGCTCGCCAGAAGATGCGCGGGTACAGCATTCCACTGATTTGAGGTGAGCATGAAGATCATCAGCATCGAGGTGTTCAACCTCAACAGTACCGGTTGCCACGTATGCCAACCAATCCCAAAGGGTTGTCTTGGCGTGGTAGTTGATCGCTACAAATTCGATTTGTACCAGGAATTACCGGGCGGAGTTTTCTTCTCTGAATGTGACGGACTTCTGAATATTTATAAGCACTCTCCGGGCACCACCGAGGGCTTTGCGGGGCGAGCAATTGCACTCGCAGTAATGGAGCCATCTGTTATCTCAAAAAATATCATGGCGCGGCGGGTCAGAGTTTTTAAAGGCAGCCTTTGGGATTCGCATATAGCGAATAAAGCAGTATCTGAACACCTGGGTACGACACTCAGAAGTGTTGGGGTTAGAGATTTACAGGACCGCTACCAAGTTTACAGCTCAGCTAAAGCAACGGAGCAGTTTATCAGTCGATTGTCAAAGGTGATTATTCTCGGCGAAGCGGAATCTAGCCCATTGCTATAGCGAGATTAGTCGACCTTTAACAGCGGCGCTGCCGCAGGGGTGAGAGATGAGTAAGCGACTTGAGATTTTGAAAGCCTCTCTCGCTAAGAAAGAGGCGCGGTTTAATGAGCGACTACAAAACCACTTCGATACAGTGGCCCAGGCAAATGGACAGCCGCTAAATGATAAGCGCAATGGACGCGCAACGTTGAATAAGTGGGATAAGCAGAGCGACGCGTTGCGAGCATTACAGGACAGCATTCAGCGCACCAAGGATGCTATCGATCGCGAAGAAAACAATATTGCTAACGCCAGCGTGGTTGATTTGCCGCCATTCCTTAAGCAGGCAATTGATGACGGTTTGATTACACAGTGGAGGAAGTTCCCACGATTCTTCTTTGTGTCTGGCGTTAGCGGTGGTCGCATTGTTCTAGACGAGAAAACCGGGGTCATTGGCCACCGTTATCTGAGCAAGGTTTCGAAAGAGGAGTACCCCGTTTTCCGGGACATATTCAACAGGCTTAACAAGCAGTGCCGTGAATCATAACAGGCTGCCTAACCCGCAGCCTTTTTTATGCCCGGAGCACACCATGATAGTAACTCGCAAGGATGGTAAGTGGCGCGTCACAGCACTGTCCTGCGGCTATATGTGGCGTGCTGATTTAGTAGAAGGCTATGGGGTGCTGGCAGGAAAGACAATCAGCCAGCAATTGAACAAAGAGCAGTGGGATAAGTGGAGGGTTGGATGAAAGAGTTTAAAGGCGTGCCGTTCTATGCAATAGCCGAAGATGTTTTCACGGTAAACAGTGAGGCCATAACTTCGGTCTATGGCGATTACACCACTCAGGAACAAGATGAAGAGCTGGCAACGCTGTTCGCCGCCGCTCCTGAGCTTCTGTCTGCTCTGCAAGGAATGCTAGAGATTAACTCGCTGAATGATGCAGGTAAGTTATCAAGGTTCAAGGCAGCAAATGCAGCCATCGCCAAAGCACTGGGAGAATCACAATGAACAAAGAAACAGGTGGGCCAGCGTTTCCGGTGCCAGACAGTGAATATCAAATTCAAGATAAAGGCATGACGCTACTTGACCATTTCGCAGGGCTGGCTATGCAGGGTGACTGGGCGGCACAGAATGAACATCAGGGCGGTTTCGCCAATGATGTTAGCGAAGAAATTTTATACGTACGAGCCAAGGTCTATTACCGCATGGCCGAAGCAATGCTGCTTGCACGCGCCGAGTAACTGAGGAGAAGAGGATGCAATGTTCATCTTGCGGTGGAACCGTTATTTGGAAAGGCCCGCTCTCAAACCTGACGCACACTGAATGCCAGCGTTGCGGGGCTATCAACAATCAATCGCCAGATGATTCACTCGAAGAAGATGAGGATGAGTGACGCCGCAAGCCGTATTCACTGAGTACGGCTGACGATGCATTCAGCATCCGACAGAGAGGCCTGCTATGCAAGTCTTATACATCCTGTCGCTACTGATTACGCTATGGCTTTGGCGAAAATCAGGTATTACACACCACTTACTCATGAATGAAATTGATGGTGTGTCATTCATCCGGCCGGAGCGCTTGAATGCGTGGAAGGCGCAGGAATTCAGATCCTGTGATTAGCGATATTAAAAGCCCGTCAGCCCCACGTTACGGGGCATTCATCTTAAAGGGCATTTTCGAATGCTCTTTGTGATGACGCCCAGTCATCAGTAAAGCGCTTTAGTCGTCAGGCAAAGGCGTTAAAGAAAATTGCATAGCCGTTTTGGCCTGAGCTAACCCTCGGGCCTTTCTTATACCCAAAATTCAGGAGTGAACATGAGCGAAACAACGGATCTGGTTGTCATTGAGAAGGCCAACGCCCTCACCGTTTTTAAGTCCAGCGACCAGATTGAAGAAATCCTGGCAAAGGTAGAGCGTGAAGTTATGTCCTTTGTGCCGGATGTCTCCACGGCAAAGGGCAGAAAAGAGATTGCTTCACTCGCCTACCGTGTTGCACAGACAAAAACGTATCTCGATAGCCTGGGCAAAGACCTGGTGGCAGAGTTGAAGGAAATCCCGAAGCTGATTGACGGCAACCGAAAGACGGTCCGTGACCGCCTGGACGCGCTGAAGGAGAAAGCACGGCAGCCACTCAGTGATTATGAGGCAGAGCAGGAACGCATTAAAGCCGAACAACAGATGTTGGACTGGCACACAGAAGCCCTGGCTGATAACGAAGCATTTGATAAAGCAGCCCGTGAAAGTTTCGAATCCGATCACGAAATAGCCCTACTGCTGAACGATAAATTTGACCGCGATGCTGCTGAAGCGAAAGCCGAAGCAGAGCGCCAGCGCATAGCTCATGAAGAAGAGATTAAGCGCCAGGCAATTGAGCAGGCGAGAATGGAAGCAGAAGCACAGGCGCAGCGTGACCGCGAAGCAGCAGCACAGCGTGAAGCACAGTTGATTGCTCAGGCAGAAAGGGAGAAAGCCGACCGCATCGCAGCACAGGAGCGTGCAGAACGCGAGGCTAAAGAAGCACAGGAGCGCACTGAGCGACTGGCAAAGGAAGCACGTGAACAGGCTGAGCGTGAAAAGCAGCAGGCTATTGAGTTCGCTCAGCGCAAAGCTCAGGAAGAAGCGGATCGCATTAAGCGTGAAGCTGAGCAGAAAGAAGCAGCACGTTTAGCAGAAGAAAAGCGAGTAGCTGATGAAGCCGCGAAACGTGCAGCCAATGAAGCCCATCGCAAGGCAGTCGGCACCGATGTTGTGAAAGGCCTGGTAGAACACGCCGGATTAACGCGTGAACAGGCTATCGCAACGCTGAAGGCCCTTATGAGCAACTCAATCCCGCATACCAGCATCAACTACTAATTCAATTCTAAGGAATCACCCATGCAACTTTCATTTGCAGGGGCTGCCCGCGTGGGTGGCTCCAGTTTCAACGCGTTCGGATACATCGAGCGCCACCCATCAAACATCCTGACCAGCGCTTCATTCACACCGCCACCGCGTAAAAGCCTATGGCAGATGCTGGTTGAATTCCTTTGCCGGAGATTACAACCATGAACTTCAAGCCAACATTCAACGACCGAAAAGAGATAGCGGCAATCATCAAGGGATTTGGTGAATCCGAGCATGAACAGATTTACGGACAGGTCGAGTCCATTGTCGATGAAATCAAGTCAAACCCGGTCGAGAACGCGCTCACAGTGTTCCTTGCATCGCATTACGACATGGATGTGCTTGGTTTAGGTCAGGACGACACTGACGCGCAGGAGATGGCCCACAAGTTCCTGTGGGATTACGTGACAATCATTGAAAAGCAGCGGCTCGGTGTGAGCATCTTCGAGGCAAAGCATAAAACGCAGGAGGCGGCGTAATGAACCAGCAGCTGGTGAATCAGATTTACGAAATCGTTAACCCTCTCAAGTCTGAGTTCGAGCAGGTTTGCTCTGAAAAGTCAGTGACGTTCCAGCGCGAGTCAGAGTTTGCGATGCAGATATTTGCCAATAACGATTATCTGGCGGGTGTGGCTGCGCAGAACGCGACATCAACCCGCAGCGCCATCATGAATATCTCAGCGATTGGAATCACGCTGAACCCTGCGCAGAAGCTTGCTTATCTGGTGCCAAGGAAAGGCGCTATCTGTCTCGACATCAGCTACATGGGTCTGATGCATATTGCTCAGCAGTCAGGAGCTATTAAGTGGTGCCAGTCAGCCATTGTACGCAAGAACGATAAATTCATGCGTACCGGTATTGATATTGCCCCTCGCCACGAATTCAACGAGTTCGATACTCAGGAGCAGCGCGGGGAAATCGTCGGTGCTTACACAGTCATTAAAACCGACGAAGGAGACTACCTGACTCACACTATGCGTGCAGAGGACATCTACTCTATCCGCGACCGTTCAGAGGCATGGAAGGCCTATAAAACCAAAGGAAAATCATGTCCGTGGGTTACTGACGAAGAGCAGATGATCCTCAAGACAGTGGTTAAGCAGGCCGCGAAATACTGGCCTCGCCGTGAGCGCCTGGATGCCGCTATCGACTATGTCAACACGGACGCTGGCGAGGGTATTAATTTTAATCAGCAGCAGGCGACGGAGAAGGATATTTCCCCTGCTTCGCTTGAGACACTGCAGACCATCACTGACCTTCTCACGAAGATGGATAAAACATGGGAGGCAGACATGCTGCCACTCTGCTCCAACATTTTCCGCAGGCCTATTAAGGCAGCAGATGAACTGACCGAAATCGAGGCAATCAAGGCTTACGACTTCCTCTCTAAACGAGCTAAGGCGGCAGCATGATTGAGGCAGAACTAATACTGCAGAAGACAGGTGTAGATGTCAGGACTATTGAGCAGGGAAGCTCAGATTGGCATCGTCTGCGCCTCGGCGTCATCACGGCATCGTGCGTATCAAACGTCATCTCAAAGCCACGCAGCGGGACGAAATGGACGGACATGAAGATGTCCTACTTCCATGAGCTGCTGGCTGAGGTGTGCACAGGTGTAGCACCTGAGGTAAATGCCAAAGCACTCGCATGGGGTAAGCAGCATGAAGACTCAGCGAGAGCTTTGTTTGAGTTCACCACTGGCGTGTCAGTAACTGAGGCTCCAATCCTCTATCGAGATGATTCTCTGCGTACCGCTTGTTCGCCTGACGGGCTTTGCAGTGATGGGCGAGGTCTCGAATTGAAGTGCCCTTTCACCTCTCGCGATTTCATGAAGTTCCGCCTTGGTGGCTTCGATGCCATCAAAAGTGCATATATGGCGCAGGTTCAATACAGCATGTGGGTCACCGGGCGCGACGCCTGGTACTTCGCAAACTATGACCCACGCATGAAGCGAGAGGGAATCCACCACGTCATTGTTGAGCGAGACGACAAGTACACGTCCGACTTCGAAGAAATGGTGCCGGAATTCATTGAGAAAATGGACTTATCTCTGGCTGAAATTGGTTTCGAATTTGGCGACCAGTGGAAATAATTTAACTGGCTGACTGCGGTCGGCGGGAGAGAGTAAATGGAAAAGTATTACGTATCAGGCTGCAAAGATAACGGCAGCGAGACAGTTACATGTGATGACAGCGAAGCGCAGTTCTGGACTTTGTATGTGCGAGACGAAGCAGGGTTGAGTCAGGGCATCATTGACTTAGCGTTTCGTGATGATGCTGAAGCGGCAATGGCTGTTTATGTTGAGCGTGATGCGCTTCAGGAGCAGGTGCGGGCGCTGGCCACTGAGGTATCAGAGTGCCGCCGTTTTGTTGCGGAAGAGTTGGGGCCGGAATCAGGCATTCAATTTGCTGCATTAAGCACTGAGCGGAGCGATGAAGTTCTCCGCGAGATTCGGGCGCAGGAACTGGATGACGTAGCTGGTGAATTGTCGGCACTGGATACTGTTGGCAGCACTGGTGCAATTGCACATCTAATTTGGCAGAAAGCAGCACGCATCCGGTCAGGAGATCAGCCATGAGAGAACAAATTGCAGAAGCTAAAATTCTGGATGCAAATGGAACTTATTTTATCAACGGGTCAATCCTGCCTGTATTCCTGAATGAAGATGGCGAAACATACATCGTCGAGGAATATGAGCAGGGTGAGCCATGCGAGCACCCCATTAAAGACCTGATATACGATGGAGTGATGTTTACAATTCACCCCATTGGATTCAACAAGGAGCAGCCATGAGCAAATTACAGAAAGGAAAAGTACGCATTGAAGTTATTCAAAGTCAATGCGGCGGGGTGTCCCTTTGCATCGGTGATGAAAACACAGGCACAAGACTGTGTGGCGGAAAGGTCGGAGGAATGGAGACTTTATATACGTTCACTGTCGATGCGAAAGAACTCATTCAAGAAGCGGTTGCATACGGGAAGGTGAAGCCATGAGCACGCAACAATTAAAAGAGTTGTCGCAGAAATGCTTGTCCATGCGGGTAGAAGTTGACCAAAACGCCGCATATGCGAACTTTATCGCTCACGTCGAGCCACAAGAGATTGTTAGTCTTTTTGAGCGCCTGGAGGCGGCAGAGCGTGAGCGCGACAACGCGCAGACAAGCCGCGACCTTCACCGTGAAGTAAGCGTAGTATTGAACGATCGGCTTATCGCAGCAGAGACAGAGCTTGCACGGCGCGATGCTGCCGCGAGTGAGCCTGTGGGGTATCTCTTCACTTCAAGCGAAGGGCAAGTCGTGTATTCGCCGTGCCCGTGGGTGGTTGAGGGGCTGACACTACAGGGGCCGATCTACACCGCCCCACATCCAGCCGTGGTTAGCGATGCTGCTGCGGGTGAGCCTGTTGGGTTGCAGTGCATGGGCGACAGTGGAAAGTGGCAAGACTGCGCATCGCGAGAAGTCGCAGAGTCACATGGGTTCACTATGTTTCGCGAACTCTACACCGCCGCACAGCCTGCTGTGTTGCCCGTGGTGACAGATCTGGCAGTTGAATTGTTAACGGCGGCGCTGATTGACGGCGCTGATGCCAAAACCGCTTTAACCCTGGCCGCTCCTTCTTTGGGAGCACAGCCGCAGAAGCCTGTTGTTCTTCCATTTTTAAATGTCGCGATTAAGCATGTATTCGGGATCGGTGCGTACCGTGCAGATGAAGTTCTGGCAGCGCTCGCCGCGGCGGGCGTACCGTATGAGGTGAAGAAATGAAAAACGAAAACGTTAAGTATTTCAGTGACTGCAACGACATAAATCTCATGCTCAAAGGCATTCACACGAAAGACGAGATTATCTCTATGGCGATTAAGCAGGGGGTTATCGCCCCTGATGATACTTTCTCAGGAGAGGCTGAGTCTGGTTGGTGGAAGGCTGTTCCGCATTGTGATGGAGGGGTTGAATATCACCGATCTATTCAGAGTGTGCGCGGGGCATTTCAGGCCACTTTTGTGGGGAAATGGGCGTGATGATTAACGAACTTATCGAGCAAATCGGCGGGCGGGATCGGTTGGAGGCTATCGTCTATGCAATGGGGGCTGAGCCTTGTGATGCCGATCCGATTCTGGACTCTGTTACGCATGGCGATATCGGAAAGATGGCACGCGCTCTGCTATCGGTGATGGATGCCAAGCCTGTGGGTTACTTCGTTAACACGCTGGACGATGAAGGCCCCGGGTTTGGGTTTATGTTTAAAAATGATGAGGGCTTCCCTGGTTCATTTCCTCTTTACGCCACCCCGACAGCGGCCAGCGAACCTGTAAGTAAGGGTTGCACGTTGCCTGATGGCATGGTCATCATGCCCCGCAAGCTGACAGCGGAAAATGGCGCTAAACATGCTCTCTCAGGTGAGTTTTTCGTGGAAACGCGAGAGGAATGCCACGAGTGCGGGGGCTGTGGGTGCGAGGACTGCGGAGAGGATGGGTCACTGGAAGTGCGCCTTGCTATCGATTGGACGACCATCAAAGAGATTTACTCTAAAACTGTAGAGCATTTCGAAGCAGCGCCAGCGCTGGGAGGTGATACTGAGTGACATCCCCGCAATAATCATCGGCCTCGGAATGCTGATAGGCATTGCCGCATGCCTGAAAGAAATGTGATAGCCGCCCGCTGAGGCGGTTTTTTATTGCCAAATTTTGGAGAAATCCGCATGACAGAAAAACGCACCCTGAGCATCAAAATAGGCGAAAAGTACACGATTGAAGGTGGCATGAATGATTTCATTTTGTACGTCACCAATATCGTTCAGTATGGGAAAACAGCCGGACAAGAAACAAGGCAGCGCATCGGTTACTACTCAAAAATGGAGCATCTTATCCGAGCACTCATGAATCACGAAATTCGCACTGGAGAGGCGCAGACGCTACAGGAAATTCAGCAGCAACTGACTGCTATTTCAGCGTGGTGCGAGAAAGCATTTAGCGAGGTGGCAGCATGAATTTTGCGGACCCGATTGACGAAGCAGCAGCACGAGAGCAGCAGCTGATTGAAGTAGCGCTGGCTAATCGCAAAGCACCGGAGCCCCCATCGCCAGTGTGCAAAAATGCAGATTGCGGCGAGCCATCACAGCTAGGTACGAGTTACTGCTGTGCTGAGTGTCGCGAGGATGACGAGAAGTGGCAGCGGGCAATTCAGCAGCGCCGTGTAGCGTAAGGATGCGCTATGTCGCCAGAGATTCAGAACGCGATAAACAGCACAGCCCGAGCGGCACTTAACGAATATTTCAGCAAATCAAACACACTCACCTATCGCCAGATTCTCGACAAGCACTCAACCAAAATAGCCACACTAATCCCCGCCAAGCATAGCGGTCGTGCATGGCTATGGCTGAACTGTGTTTGTCAGTCGATGGGTGGGCGGAAAGGAGAGTGATATGGGAAAAATGACGTTTGTTTTTGAGTTTGAAGATGGCAAAGAGCCGGCTGTTGGCGCAGGGATGGAATTCCAGGGAGGGCGAGTAGTCTCTGCGGCATTTCACGATTATCGCGATGACTTCTTTACTGATCAACAGAATGAGAAAATCAGCAATGCGATAGACGATGTTCCGTTGGGCAATGAAGGGATCACAAACAAAGAGGCAAGCGCAATATTAGAAAAACTCAGTCTGCTCAATATCTAACCACTCCCCCATCTATCTACTGAGGTAACCTGGCGAATAGCCCACAGGTTCGATTCCCGTCAGGTTCGATTCCCATCGGAGTAAATATCATGCATCACCAATTACAGCCAGACTCCCTTGTTGATCTGAAGTTCATCATGGCAGATACTGGCTTCGGAAAGACCTTCATCTACGACCGCATCAAAGACGGCACCCTGCCGAAAAGCAAACTTATTCACGGCCGCGCCCGCTGGCTATATAGTGACCACTGCGAATTCAAAAACAAGCTCCTGAATTGCCTGAATGGGTAAATGCGCGGGTAAAAACAAATCCACTCCTGAAATATCCCTTCCTAATCAATCCCCTGCCATAATAATTCGATGTATGCAGGGGACACCATTTGCACTTCCCGGTACATTCCAGACAGTCTAAAAATCCTTCATAACCAGACAAATAACCACACCTGATATCCAACAGTGTTTCGCCAAATCTAACGGAATCTATACGCAGTTGTGTAAGTTATTGCGTATAACCGGCTTCGATCTTTTTTCTATACACATGCTGCTGTCTGACATTCAAATTAAAGGCGCTAAACCGCAGGAAAAACTCTACACGCTTAACGATGGCGCGGGCCTGTCGCTGCTTGTTGAGGTGAACGGCGCAAAGGGCTGGCGCCATCGCTTAATTGGCAAACCTAAGATGATCTCTTTTGGCGTTTACGGGGAAGTCTCCCTGGCTGAGGCACGCCGTAAGCGTGATGAGGCCCGTGCGATGCTGGCAAAAAGAATCAACCCCAGCGATGCACGTAAAGCCGAGAAGGTAGCGCTGCGGTTCTCTCATGATAACAATTTCGAGGCCGCGGCTAGAGAGTGGCATAGCTCCAGGCAAAGCACATGGTCTGAGGGCTACGCTAAAGAGGTATTGGGCTGCCTGGAACGCGATATATTCCCCTATGTGGGTCATCGCCCTGTCGATCAGATAGAGCCGCTGGAGTTACTCACCGTCCTGCAAAAAATTGAGAAACGCGGGGCATGAGAGCAGGTCAGTAAGATCCGCCGTCGCTGTAGCGAAGTACTGCGCTATGCAGTTGTCACGGGCAGAGCAAAACATAATTTCGCACCCGATCTGGCCATCGCCTTGAACAAGCCAAAACAGAACCACTTTCCCTTCCTGACAGAGAAAGAGATCCCAGACTTTGTGAAAGCCCTTGAAGGGTATCAGGGCAGCTTACTGACTAAATACGCCACCCAGCTACTCATGCTGACAGGCGTTCGTACAATTGAACTCAGAGCCGCAGAATGGAGTGAGTTCGATTTGAAAAACGCACTGTGGAAAATCCCTAAAGAACGGATGAAGAAGCGCCGTTCTCACCTGGTGCCGCTTTCAACACAGGCCGTTGAGATCCTCAAAAAGCTGAAGGTAACTTCTGGCAAATACCAGCTGGTGTTTCCGGACAGAAATGACGTCAGGAAGCCGATGAGCGATACCAGTATCAATAAGGTGATCAAGATGCTGGGATATCATGGTCAGCTAACTGGTCACGGTTTCTGGCATTATGATAAGTACGATTTTGCATGAGCATGGCTTTGAAAGTGCCTGGATAGAGATGCAGCTTGCGCATGTTGATAAGAACTCAATTCGAGGGACTTATAATCATGCCAAATATTTAACGCAACTTAAAAAAATGACTGAATGGTATTCATCACTCCTTTTAAAAGAGCACTACCACTATTTAAAAAATAGCATAAAAGATAACTTTCACAGCACAATGCCGCTGAAAAATAAATAACCCCCACCAAATAAAAAATACAACCACTTAATAGACCACCCCCTTACCTTCTTAAGGATAAAGCTTACCGCCGTCGCACTTAGAATTTACAACAGCGGAAAGAGTATAATTTATTTTTTATTAGGATCAATAATGTAATTCGCCAACTCATGAAAACCTTTGTCATCATTAGTCACTGAAGAACGTATATGATTTTTAATTACACCTCTTATTTCATTGGTTTTTTTCTTCGATAGAAAAATTAGCAAACCATTCACTGTCGCTGCTTTGCTAGTACTAATCATATTAGCTTGATCTAGTTTTGCCAGAAGATCTTTAATATCACTGAAATTTTTAAGAACAGCGCCTGACCTTATATTAATCTTAAGTTGATTGAGCAATTCGTACTTTTCAGGATCTTGGACTCTAAGGGTTTTCAAAATGGAATCAAAACCCCTAGCCTTCGCAGTTGAAACCGAATTACTCTTTGATATCGAAGAATTATTTACATCATCATTACTCCCAAAGAAAAATGAGTCAAGTGATATTTTTTTAACCTCGCTAAGAACATTATTAAATTCACTTCCCGTTAAGCTTTCCTTAATAGCTAGCATGTGTAATAAAGCTATTTTTTCTTTTTTATTCATCAT